CCAGCATTTGGCGTACCACCAACAATAACAACTACACCACCACCGGCGGCAAGTGGTAAACCAAGTGGGCCAGCTCAGAGCTTCCCAGCATTATAAAGGATATTAAAATGAGACACATAATCGCATTAGTATTGGTAGCTTTTGTTGGCACAGCACACGCAGAAGCAGAAGTTAAAAAGGTTTGCCACGAAGTAAATGGTAAACAAGTATGTAAGAGTGTTAAGGTGCATAAAAAGGTAGAAGGCACACCGGTTCCAGAAAAAGCACCTGCTAAAAATAAAAAGTAATCAAAAAGAAACCCGCCAAAGCGGGTTCTACTATTTTCTGTTACGAGGTATAATTACCCTATCGCGGTGATTAAACTGCGAAAGATTCGGCTTTCACTGTGCGAGCAGAGAACTTAACGCCCTTGCCTGAAACAGTTACTTCGCCTGTATTTGCTTTTGCATTTACGAGTTTTGCTTGATTTATACGGTCATCGCCTACCGATTCCTAATTATTCTTACTTCCTACACAATCGAAAGGATTATACACCCCCATCAAAAGCATACTGTTTTCACCCTCTTAACTTCACGCTGGGTAACGCATCACAGTATGCTTGTGGTGGAGGTGGCGGGCACCACTCCGCGTCTTGCATAGCTTTCAGTCTAACTTCAGACAGAATTCTTATATAACATACTTATCTCACGAAGCTCGTCTTTATATTTTAAGCGTCGTTCTTTACTATTTACACCTTCGTCCAAATTTACTAATTTACCGCCCGAAGCTATTAGTCCGAACATATCGATTAATTTAGATTCTAATATTAATGCTTCCATCTCAGTAAGTCCAGATTTTAATATTTTAACAGATACTTCCTGCCCGAACTGCTGAAGTTTTTGTCTTACTTTACGATGCGTCTCGTTGCGGTTTAAATCGTAAGCTCTATCGCCAACACCCTTGCCTACATAGAACGGAATTAACTCCATTCCTAATGTCGCCGCAAAAGTACTGATACCGTTTTTGCCTATAGCAATCTTTTTAGAAGGTTCCGAATGTGTATAGACATAATAAATCGGGTTTGGATCTAAATCTAAATAACGATACAAGTCGCTGATATCGGTATTGTATATCTTTTGACAAGCTTCAAATACAGAACGGACTCTTTGCTTTTTAGAGCCGTGTGTTAATATTCGAAGTTCGCCTATATTACTTTTAAGTTGATTAATTAGCTTTTGGCAATCTTCTACAGAATCTAAATCGACCTCAAAATTCTTTACTCTCATACTACTATTGTAGCAGAAAACGAATTAAAAATCAACCTAAATGGTCCGCAGGATTTAACCCCTGCATCCACGTTACAACAATTCTTTTAGTACCGCTTACACAGGTACAATGTTTGATGCTTGTTTGCCTTTTGGGCCTTGTACGATATCAAATTGTACGGCTTGATTCTCTTTAAGTGTTTTAAATCCACTTCCACCAACTGCTGAGAAATGTGCGAATAAATCTTCGCCACCACCATCAGGCGTAATAAATCCAAACCCTTTTGCATCATTAAACCATTTTACTTTACCAAATGCCATTTTACTATACTTCCTTTTAAATTTTAACTACTGATCATTATCGAGCCAGTCTTTTAGCTCAATTAACGCATATATTACAACAGAACCGAGAATAAAAATAGCTATCCATCCCATGATTATTAATTATACCCTTTAATCACATTATTGTCAACCTTTGGATTACCTTTTGCGTGAGCTTCTAAGAAGTTATCTTTTTTGCGCTCTTCGGGCAACGGGCCACAACCTAATCTGTCCCATTCTCGGTCCGAATAGTAATACTGTGCTACGGGTTTCTTTTGCTGTTCCACTGTCTAGTATTTAGTATATTTGGTGGGCGGTGAAGGATTTGAACCTATCACTCTGACGATTATGAGTCGCCGGCATTAACCTACTATGCTAACCGCCCAACAATAACAGTATAACATCAAGGCTGATAGTTGTCAAGATACTTTTTAAGATCGCCGTACAAATTAACCATAATAGCTTCCTGGCTACCAAAAAATACAATCTTTTTGGGTATCCCTTTAGTCGCGTGAATGTAGTACGGCATTTGTAATTTGCTATCTAATTCTAATATCATATGTTGATTAAAATCGTGCGGATTATTGATAGAAAATTCATAATAAGTAAGATCTAACTCATCACAAAATACACGATAGCCAGCAGTGGTTAATCTCATGCCGCCGTTATTTCGTATATTAAACCACCAGGTATGTAATGATCTCTTGACTGTAAGTCCGAGTTCAGGATCTAGTTGCTTAACTAGTTCTTCTGTAAGTTTCTTTTTATTACGCACATTATGGATAAACTTTGTCGCCGGCTGTGAGTAATACCACAGAAAACTTTTCTGTTTTAAATTGTGTGTTAAGTTTGCGGGCGAGGTTAATAGCATGCCCGGGATTAGAGAACGAAACTTTTTTATATTTGGGACCGGGATATTGCACCAATAAATTGCTTGTCTTGAGGTTAATCGGGTTACTATCAAAAAATACCGCCCATATACCCTCGCTGGACAATACCTGCTCGGTCTTATAGGTAGACTTGTTAGTTATTTCGACTAGTACTGTAGGCTTTGGTCTGGACATTATAATACTCCTACATTTATTTATGCTAAAATATAGGTACTTTTAGAAAGTTCCACCGTCCATTTTTATAGTAATTACCTCTTCTTCTGGTGCTTTTAGCGACTGTTCTCTTAGATTTTGAAGGTCGATTAACAGTCTAGTAATGTCAGCATGCAAGTCTTTAGCATCAGCCATACTCATAGTAAAGTCTTTAGCCCCACGAGCTTCGAGCCCTCTAACACGGTCAACATACTTTTGTAGATAAATGCTCATTGATGATTCCTGTTTACATATTTCATTAAGTCAGGAGCAGTCCACCCTTCGGGTTTAAGAACTTTACCATCTTCACGTTTACGTACACGACCGGTTACCTTGTCAATTTTAGCAAAGTTTGTTGCCATGACTTCTCGCCAGGCACCCTCGGCATCGGCACCCATTGAATGGATAGCACCTATAGTAACAACTAAAATATCAACTAATGCATCAAGGTCGTCTACTGGTGTGGTTGAGTCTTTAAGCTCTTGTACTTCTTCTTCGATTAGATCTAAGTATAGTTTATACTGTTCGGTATTTTCTGTGCCCACAGTTTGGTCGCAGGCTCGCATAAACTTCTCTTGATCTCTAAATGGATTAGTCATGACTGTGTGCTTCCTCCTTTGAATGGAACGGGCCGTGATATGGATATCGTTGTAACATAATTAGTTTTGGTCCTTGTAGCACTTGCCACGCACGACCTTTCTTTACCTGGTACCAACCTGCCGCAAACCAACTTTTGCTTTTATTAGTCTTTGTATAGATTGGCAACTTTTGCGGAACGTCCCACATAGGATTGTACATGCGGCCTGCTATAGGATAACCGTGTACCAAGTTAGTTGGCTTTTCTTTAACCACCTTCGGTACAGATTCAAATTGAACATGTACTCGCTGTTCGACCATCTTGATAGTCTTATACTGTGCAATTTGATCATTGATTTTAACTTGATACCCACCGGCACACGCTTCTACATTACCAACCTTGCGATCGTTATCTTTTAAAATCCAATATTGTTTATCTATTACTGGTAGAGCTATTAATGTCATTTGTTATTCCTTCTCCTACATTCTTCTTGTACTGCCACTGGCACATCTGGATGCCAGCCACCGATCAATATCCGGCAATCATATTTTACAACCACTACTGAACTTTTATCAGTGGGCCAAAAAGCCAAAGTTAATATAGCTATTAAAACACTAAATGTTACAGTAACCCAAAATATATCTTTAGCCATATTATTCTTCAACTCCAAAATGTTCTTTAATTACTCTGCCTACACCTAGAGTAATACCTTCGGCTTCTGAATTATGGTCATTGGCAACTTCGGCACATTCCTGAACAATCAACTCGGCGAACTTGGCTAAATCGTCGTGCGACATATTGCCATCGCTTAGATTATTATCAGTGATACCAGCCTGTTCAGCAAGTTGTTTAATCTTCTCGTTCATTGTTTTAATTCCCAAATTTAATTGTATGCTACTATTGTAACAGAATTTAACCATACGGTCAACTATTTTGGTAACCTAATAAAATTAACGAAAGATAAATATGAACTAAATAAGTGTAGTTCGCGATCCTGGCAGATCCAACTACTCTAACAGTTAAAAAGGAACTATTAGCAATGACTATTTACACGCTTTACATTAAGACGCATAAGAAAACAGGACTAAAATATTTAGGTCAAACTCATTATGATCCCTATGAATACAAAGGTTCGGGGATTGATTGGAAAAAACATATTAAACAGTATGGAGACGATATTACTACTCAAGTTATTTATTCCGGAAAAAATCGTAATGAAATGTCGTCCTTGGGCAGATATTAC